ACAAAAGCTAAGGTGATGAAAACCCCTGCCACAAGGAACATGTCCAATAGAGGCATCATAAAGCCTATAATGCCAACCAAAAAGGCCATTAAGTTGTCGTAGAAATCTGACTTGTTCATTGCTCTAGTCTTTTAAATTCATTCAAAGATACGGAAGTATCAGGAAAACATGAAGAAGTAATCTGAATATAAGACTCCTTCCTTCCAAGAATTGCATTCCATAGCTTACCGCCAAACCATTTGCCGGGACGCTTCCAATAGCCCACAACACTCATATCACCGTAAGACTCTACCCTGACTTTTGCGGTGCTGCTGTCAGGGTACAGCCTGACTTCTGTGCGAGTGCATAAAGTATCAATAGTCAAAGAATACACAGGACAAACCTGAACAGTATCATACCACTCCCTATAAACTATAACAGGGAAAGTATCAGTGACAGTCCTCCATCTAGTCTTATACACAAACTCAACACTACGTGGTCGAATCTTCAAGCTATCTAACAACTCCTTGTTCTCATTCCTTAACTGCTCATTAGTTACAACTACTTGTCGTGCTGTGCTTTTATACACTTCCTGTTGAGATTCGTAGGCTTGCTCCCACCTGTACGCTCGCTCGCTTAGATTGCAGCTATGTTTGGCCAAAAAGAATAGTGCAGCAAGTGCTACCCACTTCCAATGTGCTGATATGAATCCTATCCAGTTCATCGTATCTTTCCATCTACCACTCGGAAGTTGTCAACGGTGAAGTTACCCTCTTCGTCAAGCTCCACAATCGCCCCACCGTGATTCCATTTGGTGTAAGCAAAGGGTCTGTATTCCGGTTCAAGGTCGCAGAAGCACCCAGTCGAAAAGCAAGCGGTTGCATCGCCTTTTAAGTTGTTTTCGTGGTGTTCAGAAGTTTGGTGATTGTGGCCTGCTAATACGCTGCTTTTGGCTCGCAAAAATAAGCCCCTCGCAGGATTGACCGGGCTGAAAATAGATTGACCAAATTCGTGTCCGTGTACCACGTGCAATTTACCAAAGGACGCCTTCTGCCTGCTGTCGATTAGTTCAATGCCTAATTCTTGCAAGCCCAATACATCACCCAAAGCGAAGCCTTGGAAGCCCGCAAGTTCGGGCGTATTGTCCATTAAATAACGCTCCCATCTGTCCTCATGGTTTCCGAGTTTGTAATAAACATCCACGTTTAAGGAAACCAAAAACTCCAAAAACTCCCTTGCTACATCAACCTCTACTACCATTCCGGGCGTGGATGGGTCTTTGCTCCATCGGCTAATCTTAGCACAATCCACTACATCGCCGTTCAAATAAATAGAATCAATGCCCTCCTTAAATCCATAATCCAAAGCCGCCTCAATAGCCGGGTTGAAATGATAAGGAATATGAAGGTCGCTCATGACAAGTACCTTCCTGTTCTTGCTCGGAAGCTGCCATGTAGGCTTGGCCGTCTTAATCCCTTTGCTTTTGAACGCCTTGTAATACTCACTCGGCTTCATTTCCTCACGGGCAAACTTTTTAAATTCGGGGTTGACCTTTGTGAAGATGTCACCGTTATTACCATTCGCCCCCCTGCGTGTGCGTATCATTTGACGCACAGCATCAATTTCTCTTTCTTTCTGATTATGGTCGAAAACCCCCGGGTAAAGCTCTACAATCTGTCGTGCTAAGGTGCGGTTTGCGAAGTCATGGTCGCCCATTGCCGCCATGTGCTTCTCGACAATATCCACCTTTTCGGGTACAGTTAAGGACTTGCCTTTTTTCTTTCTTTGCATAGTTTAGGGTTTTAAGTTTATTTCTTTTATCCACTCCGCTACATCGAAGCACGGGCAAGCCTTACGCACACCGGGCAAATCTCTATGACCTACCACTTCTGCACCCGGAAACAAACCCAACAAGTCCTCAACAACTTCGGCCATTGTCTGCTTCTGTTGCTCGGTTCGGTTGTCGGTGGGCTTGCCCCTTTCATCTATGCCACCAATATAGGAGACGTGGATGCTGTCGGCGTTGTAACCTCTTGCACCGTTGGCCACTTTCTCGAACGGGTGCGTATAAACGGGCTTACCGTCTCGCTCGATTATGATATGATATCCGGGATTGCGCCACTTCTTTACTTCCCTAAAGTAACGAAGTACGCTTGCAGCCGTTGCCTCTGTGCTGCTTGCTGTCGTGTGCAGGACTATCCGGTTAATTGGCCTCATAGGTTTAGATTGGTTCGGGCGGTGCAGGAGCTACCCAAGGAATAAGGGGCAATGCCTTCACCCATTCAAAGTCAGGATTGATGCAGTTTGCCATTTCCTCAACTGAAATAATCCAGTTAGCTGGGTCATTGCCATCTAAGACAGGGTTAAAATAGCTGTTGGGGGCGTATTGCCTCCCTACCAGTTGGTCTTTTTGAATTGGGGTAAGCAAGCCAACAAACTTGTCGTAGTCGCTTGCTTTGAGTTCGGTTAGATTCATTATACTTCTCTGTTAAGTGCGGTTTGTAGGGCTTGAACGGCAGTGTAGTAATCAGTAACTTCGCTATCTGTTAGGCTGTCTCCAACAGAGGCAAAGGCGCATTCCAGTATAGAATAATTACCACCACCCCCAAATTGGTTTGCCGAAATCCACAAATCTCCGTTTGGCAATGCGTGAGGCCCTGCGCTTGTGTTAGTTCCTGATATACTTGCATTTTTATACGCTTTCAAACTTGTGGATGAAGTTCTTGAGGCAACATAAAAACCTCTTGCATCTGAATTCGCAACATTTATCGAAGAAGGGCCGCCGCCGCCTATGTAAGAAAGAAAACCGAGGCCAAATCCGTTAATATTTGGACTGCACTGAATGAAGTTGCCATAATTTGCGCATAATCCCGTATCAAAACTTTTTGCTATTTGTGTTCTGCTGTAAAACGAAAGCGAACCATCGTTCAACGTCATATCAACGCTTGGGTTGTAATGCGTATTTGCATAACCATTCGTTCCGTTTGGAAGCGAACCCGTTGCTGAATGCGTCCAACCGCCAAAGAAAGTCAATCGGAACGCAGCGTCTAAATCCCTTGGGTCTTTAAGATTGAATTTATGGGTGGCTGCTGTGCCTCCAATAAACGGGTAAATTGCGTGGCTTTTCGCCCAAATGCCATCGGCCTTCAAAGCTAAAACAAAGGTATTGATAGCCGTTTCTTCCGCACCACTCACGGTATATCCTGATGCATCCAAAGCGTCAATATACGCCTGTGCGTCAGGGTCGTTACCGCCACCGCCACCGCCGCCGCCATCAAAAGCAGTCGTGCCACGCCTAAAGATAGACAGGTCTTTACTGCTGCTTAGTCGCTTGTACTTGGCCCAACTCATTTGTAGTAGGTTACGTGCAAGGTCATGGTAGTACCGCTGTGGCCGCTGTCTCGAATAACCCTAAAGTTGTCAATGTCATTTTTGCTCAACAAATCGAAGGTGTCGTTTGCGTTCCTGGGCATACCATCCACGCCACTTGGGTTGTCGCCAGTTGTAAGGAAGCGAATAGAAGGGCCGCTTGTATGGTCGGATTCCACAATACAAAACGCATACCGGGCGTCTGCCGGGATGCTTGCCAGTCCAAGGGCATTGGTGCTAATTGTCAATGTTTCGTAACCAACGGTTTCGTTTAAAAACGTCTGTTGGTTCACGTTTGCAGCCTCATAAAAGACTTTTTCAGGGTAATTTGCCATGATTTAAGGGAGTTTAATTTTTCCAAAAAAGGGTTTTTTGCTTGTGCTTTTCTTGCCTTGGCATGACCATAAGGCACGGGCAAAGGCATTGGGGCTGTATTCTCCGGAGCTGATACCTGCGCTTCTTGCACAATAGTTATCTGCTGCGTCCGTTCCCGGTTTAATCCGGTAGCCCTCTGCTCCAAAGTGAATAGGCGGCTTACCCGGCTTCGTTGCCTTGTATTTCTTGCCTTTCCTTTGGCTTCGAGTGATATTGTAACCTTTGTACTTAGCCATTATGGACAACTTGCTGCGGTTATACATTCAAGAGTGCCATGCACTTCTAAGCTCACATCCAACCTGACCGCCTCCATGTCGTGCCTTAACGGGTTCGGAATGTTGGTCAAAAATTCTTCCACCACTTCCGGTCCATGCAAATAGCTGTCAACGGTTGTTCTTATCCGGTCCAGTTTTAAACTTGCTCTAAGGCTTGCAATGTTCTTGACTTGCACCGCCTTCTGAATTGCTAAGGCTATGTTTTGGCCGGTGTATTGGGTATCTTGCTGCCATACGTTTCTGCTGCCTACCCAATAGAGCCGAAGCGGAAAGGTCAGGCCGATCCTGTCTTTGCCTCCCCGGACTTCGTCCAATAGCTCTGTGGATTCCTCCCCGTTGGTCAGCCAAAAAATAAAGCCGCTCTGCCATTGGTACTTGGTAACGTGCCTCAACTGGTCTTTACCTGTGTATAGTGCCGGGTAGCGGCGTTCGCCATCCTGCACCATTGTACACAGCGTCCGCACCTCTTGGGCAATGTTAGCAGGCAATCTGCTGTTTAGCTCGGTTAGGATCGCTTCAATCATCGCCACAATTTACGAAATACTTCACGATTTTTTTCAATGGCCAATTCTCGCTCGGATTGGCTGTATTTAAAGGCGTCCTCGTACTTTTCCAGTAGCCCATCAATTTTGCCTTGGGGGTTTTGTGTTGAGTAGTTTACGCCGATTGAAATAACTATGCCTTGTTGGGTCGTGCGAACGGTGGGATTAACCACGCTCGTTAAATAGGCCCGATTAAATAAACCTTCAAGGAATAGATTGACCTTACTACCTCGCCCAATAGCCCGTTTAAATTGCCCGTAGCCGCCTTTAAAATATCCCACCCCTGATTGGCGGGGAGATTGGCTTGCACTTACATAAATCGGCTTAGTTGAGTAGGCAGGCGTTATCGGCCCGCCATCGCTGCTAATGCCCTTCTGAAAAATCCGCTCGGCAACCTCACGCCCAACAGCGGAAGCCGCACCAACGTACAACTTCTGATTGTTCACCTCCGAAGTAATGTCGTTGAGCTTTTTGCGGAATTGAGCTATTGAACGGTTAGCCATGCTGCGAAGGTACAAAAAAGCCGCCTCACTCAAAAGCAAGGCGGCCAAACACAACACAAACAAATGAAACTTACTGCTGCTAAGGTAAGGATTTTAGTTTGTTTATTCGCCTCTGCATCGCTCCGATTCGCCCGTAAAGCTGCTGTATGGTCTTTCGGTATTCGGTATCTACGATATTACATCGTATTTCCCAAGCCTTAGTTTCGTTGTTGTACTCGGCCAACCTTTTGCTTAAAACTTCAACTTGGAAATTAAGATGCCTAATCTTTTCCGTGGCTTGGCCGTTGCTTCGTATCGCTTCGTCAAAATCGGCATCCAACGCCATCGCCTTGGATTCCGCCCAGTCCAGTTCAGCTATTAGCCGCTCATTGTCTCTAAGCAGGCGCAGGATAATGTAAGCGGCAATAAACACAACCGCACCGATTATTGAAAGGTAAAGGGAATGTGTCATGGCTTGTTGTTTTCGGTTATCCAAACGTAGTAAGCCGCTACAACGGTAGCCGCTGCCGAAGCGGTGCAAATGCCAACCGCCCAATAGAGTAGTGTTTCCATGCTGTTTGTTTTGGCGCAAGTTACAAACCAAACCAATACGCAAATGTTAAAAACCGTTAAAAAGGCATCCAAGAGCGGCTAAACGTATGCAAGTCGTACCTCATGCAGTCAAGGGCATCCGCTCGCTTCATTTGGTCGGCTCTGCTACCTTTTAGGATAGAGCCATCGGGCAAAGCCTGCACAAACTCACAATCCCTGATTAGCAACTTACAGGCCGGGTTGATAAGTACCTCCGGGTGCTTTGCGAACACGCTATTGCACAACCTCCGGCTCTCTTGGTGCGGTGGGTTTGACTTCGCAACCGCTATGCTGTTTTCGCCTATTCTAAACGCCTGCTGAATCTCGGCCCACATATTGCGGCCTACCTTGGTTATAACCGATTGCGCCCTTCCGGTGGCATCGCCTGTAATAAAGTAATTCTTGTTGGTGGCCTGTGCAGGTGTGATGCTCTCAATATGCCTCACAAGGGCCTCGATGTAGGTTTCATCGCTACCTACTTGGCTCCCTGTGATTGCAACCTCGGCAAAGTAGTGGATGTACTCGCTTGTTCCGTTCCAACCTCTATGGGCTAAGACCGCAACGAACGGGTTGTTATTAAAGTCAATCGATACGTACACAGGCATCTTGTCGTTGTACGCTGCTTGCTCGCTTACGTGCTTTGTACGGCTAAACGCATAGAGCCAGTTAAGTCCGGTCAAGGTAACACGCTCGGCTAACACCTCACGCCTAAAGGTGATTTCGTCAAACGCCTTCTCCAATGAAGCGATATAATCGCCCGGCAGGTTCGGTGCATTGTCGTAGGTTGTGCCTATGGTACAGGGTATGGCATCGGCCCCATAAATAAGCTCATCCAAGTCCGGGTTGCTGCTTGGTGGCGTTAAGGTCCAAAGCATACGGGGGTGTTTAGATCCACTCATACGCCCCCGGACAACTTGCAATATGTCAAGGCTTGCATCTTGCACCTCATCTCCCCAAGCCCATCCAAGCTCGATACCTCTAAAGTATTGCTCTAAGGTGAATACAATCACCTGCGCTCCGTTGGCAAAGCTCCATACCATGCCGTGTTTGTCAAACTTAGATTGGTAGCCAAAGTAAGGTGTCGGGTTCTTTCCACTCACAAAGTGTTCTCCTTCAATAAGCCCATAATCGGCCAACACCCGTATAAACTCTTTGAGCGTTGCCCGGTTGAGCTGTGGCGAATTATTGGAGAAGATACCTCCGACTTCCTTTGGCCGTTCGATAATCTTCTTTAATGCCCAATGCGCCCCGGTGATTGTCTTACCGGACCTGATGCCACCTACATAGGCATAGATTGGTTCTTTCTCGCTGTTAAGGATTGCGGCCAACTGCTTGCCATGCAGGATAAACTTATTCGCCATTGCTCGGCTTGGTCGGGTGTACTTGGAATGAGATAGACGTCGGCCATTGCTGCTGCTTCTTGTCGTTGCTGTCGGGTCGGTTATACCCTCGCTTCTTGCCCTTATTGTTTAGATAGAAGATAGTGGCCGTTGTATCGCCCTTCGCTATCTGTGCGTGTAACTTGCTTTCTGCGAAGTCAAGAGCGACGTCCTCGATTGCGTCTACTGCTGCCTTGTATTCGGGGTCTTTGTTGTACCAGTCGTAGTGCGTAGTCCGGTCAATGCCTATTTGCTTCGCTGCTGTGGTAACAATGCCAAGGGATTTTTCCAATGCTTGGAGCATCGCCTTTTTTTTAATGTTGGTTTTCGTTGATTTGACAGGCATCTTACTTGGCCTTTACGTTAAACCCTCGGCTATGCAGTTCGTCCATCAAATCGTTTAGCTGCTCCGGGTCTTTACATTCAACTTCTAACCGGGTAAATTCATCGCTACCTTGGTCGTCCTGCTCCAGTTCGTTGTCGCTATTAAACCCCGGAATGTCTAAACCCCACGCCTCCAATTCCGCTGCATCCCATTCGTTTGCCAAGGTCTCCCACTCCCACTCACCAAATCCCACGTTGTCCTTAATAACAAATTCACGCTTCTGCGCCTCGGTCAGTTCGCTTGCTTTAATCGTCCAAACTTCCTTATGACCAAGCTCCTGCAAAGCCCTGTATCGCATATTGCCTCCAAGGATTACATCGTCTTCATCTACAACAATAGGCCGTAGTTTAAGCATCTCCGGAAACTCCTGTATGCTCGTCTTTAGCTTGGTAAACTTCTCGTCTCGAATTTCCCCCGGATTGTCCGGGTTCGGCTT